GAATGCTCTTGCATCATTAAAGCTCTCAAGTCATTGTTAGTTATTTTTTTATTTGACTTGATAAATTTAGCTACTTTTTTAGCTACGGAGATTTCATAGTGTGTCATAGTTTATTTGTTTTTAAAGGTTCATAATATCATTTTGAATAAACAAGGCGAATTTAGTTTTAAATTTCCCTTCTGGGCAAATATTAAATGCCCATTTTAATAATAAAGATGTAATCCATTTTTTAATTTCTTGTGTCATAGTTTTTTATTTTAGTGAAAGTGAAGCTGGTTGTAAGATTAATTTATTAGGAATTGCATCTCCAAGATTATACCATTGGCAGAATTTAGCGTCATCAAAATATTCAATACCATCTTTAGTATAGCTTGGTATTTCGTGAACTCGTTTATAAATGACTGCTTTAGGATCATAGGTAAACATATGTATTTCCCTTAAACCATCGTTAAAAACGAAATCAATAATGCTATCGCTATATTTAATTATCATTTGAGTTGCATAGCTTTCACGATTATATCTCGTATTGTGTACTTTGCTTTTGACTAATCTGCCATCTACATAGATATGCATTGTTCCCACTGGAGGAGTTATTTTATAATTACCCATTGATTATATTTAAAATGTTATTTACATAGATTGTAGCAAGTTCTACCTTTTCAATTAGCTTCTCGCAAAAATCATTATCTCTATCAATATGCACTATCTTAAGCATATTTATTCTCGGATCGTAAGCAACCCAATTCGCCCAATTAGTATTTGTGCATACCATATTAAACTGTACTTGAGCATAGTAATTCTTATTATATGCAAGTAAATCAGCTCCAGTATTGAATAATAAGTAGTCAATCATAGTTTCTCCAGTATATGGACATTTAACCTCTAATACTCCTTGACCTTTGTCGCTTTCAATCAATCCATCTGGACTACCACCTGCTCTTTCTCCAAACTCAAAGAATTTAGGATTTGCACCACCCAAGTTTTCTACTTTATAACCAGTTTGAGCTTCATAAACCAATATAGCTTCATTCTCTAAAGATTTCCCCCATTCAAGTGCATTCATCGGAGCTAATTGCTTTACTTCTCCACTCAAGATTTCATGTACTTTTCTATGTATATAAGTTTTAGCAGTTGCTCCAAATACCTCATCTTTCTTTTTACTTTCAGTAAGTAAGTTCCCTATTTCGGAAGCAGTAAACTTTCCCAGCCTACTGCTCATCCAATTGTCTTGTTCAAACATTATTTTAAAGATTTTTTGCGATTAGTAAATAAAGTTTTCTCTGCATTACTCCAATCTTCTTTTGTAGAGTATAGCATTTGCAATTCTGTAATATCCTTACATTTAGCAAGTTTATTAACTAATTCAGCATCAATACCTACCGGCTCATCTTTGCCATGAGTGTTAGTAGCATCTGCATCTTTAGTGTCATCAATAAGGAATAAACCATTTAAGGCATATTTACGAGCATAAGAAGATGATGCTCCGAAACTTTGTGCAATATCCATTCCTCTTTTATTAGGATCAATACCGGCACATGCAGTTACTTTATATGAAGATGAAGTTTCTAAATCAATTAATAGGGCTTCAGCTTCTACATAAATAATACCACCAATTTCTTTTATTTCATCGGACAAAGTTAAAGTACATTCATGCTTAGCTAATAATGGCTTAACTGCTTCAAGAATATCCTCGCAGTTTCTGTACTTGTAATTACCAAAATTATTAAATTGGTTTTTTGGGGCTTTCAGTTCAAACTGAATTTTTGATAATTTGTTCATAGTTGTAGTTGGCTTTTATAACTCCTGCCAGAAGTTTTACAAAAATAAGTAAAGTTTTTTAATTAACAAAATTTGTTTATAAAATAATATCATCGTAAAGGTCTTTTTGTGCTTCAATCTTCCTAATAGCATTCAAAACAGTTGTATGATCTCGGTTGAATATAGCACCTACTTCGGTCATTGTAAATCCGGTTTGATATAGTTTATACATTAAAACCATTCTCGGCAATACTACTGTTCTTCTTCGGCTTCCACTCATCATATCTTCGTAGCTTATTTTATAATCCTTACAAACTCCCATGATTGCAGTTTTAATAACCTGGTCTTTGTTAGCCTTTAGATTGTTTCTTAATTCTTTAATTTGAGCTTTAAGTTTAATTAACTCGTGGTTCTTCAATTTTAACTCCTTCGGTGTTGTCTGCATAATAAATGGATAGTTTTATATTTTCTTGTTTACATTTTAATTTCAAATCTACATAAAAATCATGTAGCATATTGTCTATTTCTTCGGATTTTAGAGATGCTTCAAATATTGTAGCTATTTCCTCTAATCTTGATAATCTTCTATCCATGATACGAGTTTTTATTTGTTTCTAATTCTTTACAAATATATTCAATTAGCTCTTGGATACCATCTTCGCCAAGCAATTCATCTGGCTCAATGCCAAATATTTTAATATCCTCTACAATATAGTGCCCTTGAATACCAAGCTCTCTCTCGGCTGGTTGATAATAAGAAGTGAATGTTACCGGAAAGCTTTTATAAGTTACTTCTGCCATAGTTGGTATATTTAAGTTTTGAAAAAATCGTTTTATTTCTGTTTGATTATGATTGTCATTCGGATATAGCTCCAGGCACTTTGTTCTTAATTCATCAAGCTTCTCTCCACTTGCAATTAAGTTACATATCTCTTGCTTTATTGCACTAATATGAGCAAAGGATTTCATCCATAAGTCATGGTCTTCGCTATACATAAAAGTAAAGTCATGGTTTCTTAACATTTGAATAAGTTGTTCCATAGTTTTTATTTTTTAGAGTTACGATAAGCAGCTATTAATTTCATACAATCTTCATACCAGTCATGATTTCTATCCGAGTATGGTTTATTAGGCAATCTCAAATTAAATATTGCTTGTTTATAAACCCATTTTCTATGTATTGGATTGATAATATCAGTATCTCTTAATATCATAATAAGTAACCAAGCTAAATATTTGTTTGTTGGTTTTGTTTCTACCATCCAGTTAGTTAAGTTCTCCATTATTTTTTGTTTTGTGCGTTTAAAAATACTGCAACAGTAAAGTATGTCGCAGCTACTAAAAGAATACCAAGAATAATGTGGTCTTGTTGAATTAAGCCAAGTGAGATGGCAGTTGAAAGGATTGTTAATTTGTTCATAGTTGTTTTTTTTAATCGCAGCACCATTGCTTTGATAGAACAAAGATAAAACAAATATTTCAATAATTAACAAATTTTGTCAATTATTTTTTAAAGTTTTTCTAACTTATTGGTTTTTAATAACTTATTTAATCATCAAAAAGCTCAAAATATGTTTCATTTACAAACTTTTCTACAATTCTTAAGGATTTAGCTTTAATATTGTCTATAACTTCTCTGTCATCTTTAGTCATTACATTAAGCTGCTCCATTGTAGCAAGAGCATAACAGAATGTGTTTATGTATTCGGAAGCAGTAGTTTCATCTACTACCCACTCAATTTCTTGTTCCTGGTCCTCGTTTAATTCTTCAGCCATAACTAAAGTATTTCGCCTTTGAATATTCTTTTGTTTTCTACTTTAAAATTGCCATCTTTATCTACAATAACATGAGCAAATCCGTGTGCGTAATTGTTAGCAAATGGCACATAATCTGGATTTAACTCACATAAGCAGCCGGTACTCCAAGTAGTAGTAATATCTCCACTTAAATTTGTTTCAGTATGTTCGCTAACTTTATGTACATGGCCTATTAAAATACTTTGTTTGGCCTTTACATAAGCTCCACGAGCAGCATTTACCGGACTGAATGCACCTCTCATTAATAAGTGTCCGTGATGAATAAATAACTTACCAGCTTTAACTAATTTAGTATCCTCAATTAAGCGAATTTTAAGCTCATTTAAGCCAAGTATTGACTCCAATGAAGCATTTGCTATATCCAATAATTCTGGAGCTTTAGCCATCATCCAATGATTAAAGCGAACATCGTGGTTGCCAAGCATCCAATATATATCTTGAGTAGGGAATGTAGCTCTTAATACTTGTAAGAAGTTTTTACAAACATCAATCTCATAAGCCAAGCTCTTTTTTCTTGGATCTTTAAGGAAGCGACTAATTTGGTAGAAATCAATTAAGTCCCCATTTATTACTATGGTATTTACTTTCTTATCTCTTCCATAATTGAAAGCACAAGTTAAAGCCTGGATATCATGATAAGGAACATGAATATCGGATATAACTAATATATTGTTATTAGCCAAAGGTAGTTTAATAGGTATATTCTCTACTGCTTCGCTTTTAGGGAATTGGTATGGATTTTCTGGATTTAATGGCTCGGCAGATTTATTGTTCGTTCTTGACTTTTCTCCAGCCTTACCAAGAGCTTTTAAGCATTGAGTATAGCACCCTTTCCAATCATTAAATAGATGTTTATTTTTATTATAAACTATCCTTGCGAATTGCCTAACCGGAGTGTTAGGGAACTCTTGTCTTAATTCAATAATGATTTGTTTTTTTGTCATCGTAGTTGTTTGTTTTATGAAAAGTATAAGTTAGCTTCGGCTTCTCTTCTTCGTGTAAGTCCGTTTAAAACCTTTCCACCACCTTTGTTCCATTTCATAAACTCATCACGAATAGTTTTATCAGCAGGATTTGCATTTACTTTTTTAAGCAATGTTGAGCTTTTTAAATTACCTACTCCACAGTTATATGCAAAGTCCGTAAGTGCATCTCTTTGATTTTGATTTACATTTGATTTTATAAGCTCGTTAGTTTGCTGAACGAATTTAATCAAGATAACATCTAATAACTCCTCTGCTCTTTCTTGGGTAATCTTATCTCCTGGCTTTACCTTTACTCCGTTCTCATAAAAAGTATTTCCGTACCCAATGGTATTATGCCCAGCTGAACATACATACGAAGTCAATTTGCAACCCTCAAAGTGCTTAACTAATTCTCTTAATTTGTTTGATATTATCATTTTAATAGTTTTTTAAATACAAAAATTACTCCTATAAAGATTAATAGCATAAAGCCAACCCATCTACCTATTACGATTAGTTGTTTTTGCTTAATTATAACCTCATTAGCAGCCTTTAATTTGCTTTCTAATA